AAATGTTTCAGCTAACAAATCTACGGCTGATTCAAGTGGCCCCAGGCTGCATGATCTAATCTCGGCTGCTGTTGGGAATCTTTTCAGTGTTACTAATGCCATGTTGTTCTCCTAGTTATGATCAAGAATTGCGTTTAGTGCTTGCCGCTTCGTTGGGAACACAGAGGCACGAAAGGGAGGCTCCCCAGTAACCTCGGAAATGACGTTCCATCCGTCGATCCGCTTAACTACCGTATAACACCTTCTTGGATTACCATTAACCATTACAACGTAATAGTCGCCGATTCTTTTGGTAGTTAATTTAGTCATATCTGTATTCCTTTTTTCTGGTTAGTTTCTCTGCTTTCTGATACTTATTATACAGATGCCGTGTCGTTGTGCAACAGTTTATATGCAAATATGTGCAAAAAAGTGTAATTATTTTTAGGAAGGAATAAAGCCCCGCTTCGCCCTACGGTGGGGCCAAGCCGACATCATAGGTAAAGAAAACAAAAAACCTTGGACTTCGCAAATTTTAGCGGCAGGAATTACACCGCGTTATTTAAAGACGCATCTGCGCAGCGTCTACCAGACCTTTGTTTTTTTGCCGCCAAAATATTCTACTGCGTGCCCCTCTTTGATCAAAATCTTACATATATCTTCATCGTCGGCGGTAAAGGGTATCGCCAAGATCCTGCCGTATTTGCCCCTGCCGAGCGACTCAATCTTAAACTTGTGCGCACACAACTCCGTAAGCCTCGCCGCCGCAGCCTTGCCTAACTTCTTCTCTGCAAGGTTTCGGGTGCGACACTCTGGAGTATCGATGCCGTGCAACCTGAGCCTCTGCTTGTGCAGGCAAATATCGAAACCAAGCGATATTGTTACGTCGATAGTATCTCCGTCCACCACCCGCTCTAGGGTGCATTTGTAAACATAGGGCTTCAAGAGTTAACGTGCTCAATGGTTCCAGTGCTCGTAATCTGAATGTCGCCGTCGTGTGTGCTATGCGAGGCGTATGCGAGCTTCAGCGCAGCAAGCACTGCGTTGCACTCTTTACTAAATGCCGAGTCTTCGGCGTGATAGTTTGTCAGACGAACCGTCGCCAAGATCTCTCTTTTTGGCTCACCGATCGCATCCCTACTCACACGAATTGTTACCTGCTCCATCTTTATCTCCTATATCGAGTTTACTATATCAACTGCACGGTTTTTGTCCACCAACCAGAACACCAACAGGTAGCGATCCCCCTCGGTAACCGCCAGCCCTCTGTGCAGGTTTGACAGACTCGGAAAGATTAGCGCATGACCGCTCGGCAATGGCTTGAGCACACCCTTGTTGTAGAACTCAGTGCCTCCCCCCTCATACTTACCAGTGTTGAGGGGTATTACTATGCTGATGTCAGATGAATCGTCGTGATGCCAAGCGCCCTTCTGCTTGCCCTTCGGCGAGTAGTTGGCGATCTGCACCGAGGCAATCTCAAAGTTATCGCGGCAGTACAGGCTCATCAGTATCGGATTAATGGCAGTCTTCACCAAGAACCACATCGACCTGTACAGCTCGGGCACCTGCGTCTTGAGCACAATCTCAGGTATCTGCCTCAGCTCATCCTCTTCGGGGTTTGGCTCAAAATCTACAGAGTTCTTCATCAGGTCAATCTCTTCGCACAGCATCGAGCAAAACTGCCGACGAAAGAGGGGTACTCGGTAGATGTCTGGGAACACTTTCTTGCACATTTTGTAGACCGGAGTCTGCGGCAATGTTTCCTTACCGTCCTTGACCTTATACCGCATTATCATGGGCACAGTCTCGTCTACAGCCTTGAGCAGCGGCTGGTTCACGTACCAACTCGACTGCATTGAGAGTAAATAGTTTTGTATTTTATGCATTTGCCAATCTTATATATATATGCAACAATGTGCAAATATTATTGGAGATGGACTATGGAGATAAAGAAAAAAGTACAGCGGAAGAGCCTCGCTGTGGACGAGGACACCTACAACCTGCTGAATGAGATCTGTGGTATTGAGCGGCGAACAAAGAATGCCGAACTAAAAATATTAATCGAGGCCGAGCATGACAGAATCTTTGCTAGACAAAATTACCGGCCTCGCGTCAATGTTTGAGGATGATAAGCCAGAGAAGAAGCTGGCGCAGACTTATCGACCCGTGCTCGAAGCTGGCGAAGTTATTGACCTGTTCTCGCGGCTAACCATGCACCAGCAGGCGGCACTCATGCGGCTGATGAGCAGGAACCTCGTCATCAAGATCGAGGACGAGGCGCACATGGGCTATGAGTTTGACTACGAAGTCGATGGCGCGATGATATCTGTTGCCATGTCGGACGCAGATTAAATCAACCCTGCGATACCTGCGCCTGCAGGCTGTAGCCGCATCGCCAACTCTCGATCCTTTGGGTTGGGCAGTAGCGTGGGTGACATTGCAGGATTAATGCTCATCGCTGGCAGCGGCTGCATCTCTCCCATTGTAGGCACCTCAAAGCTATTTATAGACGACTCTAGCCTCTGCCTATCAACCGCATCAGCCTCCGCTTTCTCGGCCTCTGTAGCCTCTTGAGCGCGTTTCAATACATCTATGCCCTCATCGCTTCGACGAATGCCGCCATCCTTGCTAACCTCGTCGGCTTCAAACGCCAAGCTATCAAGAACCTCTGGGGTTCCCCTTGCTACAGCTTGGGTGGCAAAGTATAAGAGGGGCTTGACCGCCTTCATCTCTTTAGCAAGCTGAGCCGCAAGCTCAGGGTCAATCATCGCCTGAATAAGTCTGTCCTCATAGACTTCCCGCTGAAAGTTTAGGGTCGCCTTTGATACGTCATCAAATCCTCGAACCAATAACCTCTGAGGTATTTCAATTATTGATCGAAGGGCACTGGTGGCGTACTTAGACGCTCCGCCGCTTTGTTTTTCGAGCAGGCTTTGGATAGCTCCAAACGGTTGCGTAGGTGAGCCGCCCTGCGTGGCAATGTAACTGGTCGCCTGCATTAACTCAACAACGTCCTTAAAAACCTGAAACTCCTCCGGCCCAAGAATCTCTTCAAAAACTTTTGCTCTTTTTCCTCTTGCCCTGACTGTTGCCCTGATTTCGTTTGTATTACCTCGAAGCGCTTTACCCCTCAAGCCAATCTTAGACAAGAATTTATTGGGCACTCCCAAAACAGTTGTACTGTCGGCAACAGCCTCATCAAGCTGCGTGCGAAGCCAGTAACCCTTAAAATTTTGCCAGACTTGAGGGTCTTCAGTGCTAATCATTCTTCTTAACAATTTAGCGTCTCTTACGGTGGAGGTGCCATTAAACAATCTTTTAGCTAACCCTGCCG